GATAATATTTGGATTATTGGTCGTCAACAACAGAAACAAGGTACAGAAATCAAGGGGTATAACTTCGTGATTAATGTAGAAAAGTCCAGATTTGTAAAAGAAAAGTCCAAGATTCCAGTCAGTGTGACATGGGAAGGTGGTATTTCTGAATTCGGCGGACTACTTGATGTTGCCATGGCTGGTGGTTATGTAGTAAAACCTACTATGGGTTGGTACGCAAGAGTTGACCATGCTACTGGAGAGATTGTAGAACCTAAGGTGCGTGAAAAGAATACACAAACCAAAGAATTCTGGGATCCTATTCTTAATGAAACAGACTTTAAAAAGTTTGTTAAGTCACACTATCAGATTGGCCACAAACCAATGCTAGACATTGAAATTGATATTGTGGAAGAATAATGGAAAACTACATACAAGAATCCGAATATACATATGTTGAGAATGATTCTTCTGAATTTTGGGGAATCAAGTTTAGAGAATCATCCCCTTATGCTGGAGTTGTAGTTGTATATGGAACTGTGTCTATTAAAGAGTCAGAAGAACTTGAAATAGCGACACTTTCGTTTACATATAATGTCCAAGATGCAGGAGACTTTAATGTTGATGAATTGGAAAAATCAGAAGAATTTAAAAATTATTTAGGCGATGTTTTATCAAGCATAATTAATGATAGCGCCAATGAGCGAATGGAGAAAAATGGATATAACGAATCAACTACCAACTCACATACTGAATCATCTTCTCAATAATGAGGAGTATTGTAGACGAGTAGTACCGTATCTGCAGAAAGAGTATTTTGATGGGACACATAAGACAGTATTTGATCTTATCGTTAAGTTTGTCGCACAACACAACAAACTACCCACTGGTAAGATTCTTGATTTAGAACTCCGTAAGATTAATGCACCGGATGATATTCTAAATAATGCTGCAAAACTTATTGCAGAGATAAAAGAAAAGTCCGATATTGATACCGATTACTTAATCAAAGAATCAGAGAAATGGTGCCGAGATCGGGCAGTTTATAATGCTATCATGGACTCAATTCAGATTATTGATGGCAAGAATCCAGATAAAACAGATGGTGCTATACCAGAGATTCTATCTGAGGCCCTGGGGGTTTCATTTGATCAGGCCATCGGCCATGATTACATAGATAACTCAGAAGACCGTTATGAATTCTATAATAGAACCGAAGAGAGAATACCGTTTGACTTGGATTACTTCAATAAGATTACTAAAGGTGGATTACCAAATAAAACATTGAATATTGCTTTGGCAGGAACAGGTGTTGGTAAATCGCTCTTTATGTGCCACTGTGCAGCATCTGTCTTAGAACAAGGTAAGAATGTTCTTTATATAACCATGGAAATGGCAGAAGAAAGAATAGCAGAAAGAATCGATGCAAATCTTATGGACTTACCAATTCAACAGTTAGAATCTTTACCGAAAAATGTATTCGATACTAAGATCCAGAAGATAGCTCAAGCATCTATTGGTAAACTTATTATTAAAGAATACCCTACTGGTTCTGCTCATGTTGGTCATTTTAGAGCTCTTCTTAATGAACTGAAACTCAAAAAGAACTTTAGTCCGGATATGATTTATATCGACTATCTCAATATTTGTGCATCAAGCCGTATGAAAGGTATGGGCGGAAGTATAAATAGTTACACCTACATTAAAGCCATCGCAGAAGAAATGCGTGGTCTTGCTGTAGAGTTTAATGTTCCAATAGTATCGGCAACACAAACTACTAGATCTGGATTTAGTAATACTGATGTCGGACTAGAGGACACTTCGGAATCTTTTGGATTACCGGCAACGGCTGATCTCATGTTTGCTCTTATATCTACAGAGGAACTAGAAGAATTAGGTCAATTAATGGTGAAACAATTGAAAAACCGATACAACGATCCAACAAGTTATAAAAGATTTGTTATTGGTGTTGATCGGTCCCGCATGAAATTATATGATGTTGAAGAATCTGCCCAAGCCGATCTTATTGGTGACGGCAGTTCTATCCCCGATAAACCAATTGCAACGTGGGGTGATAGAGAAAACAAAGACACGTTTGCAGACTTTAATATATAGGAGAATATATGGATATGTTACTTAATGCAAAAGACTGGGCAATGGACAGACTAGGAGAAAGAACATCTATTGATGGACTTGGACTAATCGCTGTTTGTGGTTCTGTTATTTTATTTGGTGGCCTTGCAAAACTACTCGCGTGGGTAGGTCTAGCATGGGGCATTTACACTTTGGTTAAAAAGGAAGGCTGAATAATTAATGTTTAAGGTGAAACTTATATCATATAGTCAACCACCTGCAGAGAGCGAACTATCAGACGACCTCCTGCAGATGGTTGCATATTGTGCCAGAGTATCTAATCCTGGCAATCAAAATAATGAAAAGACGGCTGAGAAGCTTGTAAAATATCTAATCAAACATAAGCATTGGTCACCATTAGAAATGGTCAGTGCTTGCCTAGAAATAGAAACCACCAGGGATATCGGCCGACAGCTTCTACGTCACCGTTCGTTCTCCTTTCAAGAGTTTTCACAAAGATACGCAGATCCAACTAAAGATATGGAATTTGTTACACGTGAAGCTCGTTTGCAGGATACAAAGAACAGACAGAATAGTATTGATATACCTTTTGAAGACTCTATTAATTATGTATGGGAATCATATCAAGAAGTTGTTATCGAAAGATGTCAACAAGCGTACGAATGGGCAGTTCAGGCTGGTATAGCAAAAGAACAGGCTCGAGCAGTATTACCTGAAGGCTTGACAATGTCGCGTATGTATGTTAATGGTACTCTTCGTTCGTGGATTCACTATATACAACTAAGATCAGAAAATGGAACTCAGAAAGAGCATATAGAAATTGCAAAAGCAGTAGGGGATGTAATCTATCAAATATTCCCGCTAGATGATGTAATATAGTAAAAAAAGTGTTGACAAGACACTTGGTTTGTTATATAATATATACTTAAATAAAAGAGGAGTCACACTCGTGGCCAAAGACCGATTTGATTTAGAAAGTGCTATAATGGAAGCATGGCATACATGCGAAGATATTGACTTAATATATCACAATACTGACAAGTTTAAACTTAATGCAGAAGACTGCGATGATTTGCAAAACCAACTACTTGGTTTACGGCACATGACCGAACTTAGGTTTAATAAATTATGGGATGTATTTGAATCAATGATTAGTAACAAAGATTAATGAAACAATGCGCTTATGGTGAAACTGGATATCATCCGAGTCTTCTAAACTTGTGTTCAAGGTTCGAGTCCTTGTAGGCGCGCCAATTAAGGAAAGAAAATGCTATACGTAGATTACCGCTTTACTATCGATGCAGATGGATTAAAATTATCAGATAAAGGTTCACCAGATAAATGGGATCAGGTTGACATCAATCGCACCCCATTAAATGTAGGTGATATGTTTGTACTTACCCTTGATCAAGATAATTGTATGTACTTCCGTAAGTTCGATAATCCGATATTGGATGAATTAATAGAAGGTGGATTACCAACTAACGAAAAACAACTGGAGTTATTTTAATGAGAGGATATAAACAGCCTACGGATGAACCGTACATACAACTAATATGTAATCCATATGAACATGAAACCTCGGTAAACACTCGTATTACTGTTGACGTAATGCAAAAAGATTTATCTCGTGATGATATGGTTGAAGTGCTTGAAGGATTTATGAAAGCACTGGGATATCATTTTAGTGATAAAGAAGCCCTTTGTGTTGAGGCATTGGACTAATGGAAATTAATGCAACAATACCTGTTCAATATAATAAACCAAATATTGAATACCAACAGATTACCGTAAAGGTGAATGGACAACAACAATCGCAAACTGTTTACACTTATGATAAATATGGTAACTTGATTGAAACTGTTGTGCGAACACATAACATTGGATCAGTGTAAAATAAACGATATTTTTTTAAAAAAAGTGTTGACAAATGGTTCTATTGGTAGTATAATATACCTATATTAAATGATAAGGAGATTAATATGAAAAACACATTTTTTGAACAGAATATCACTGAGGTTAATAACTATCTGACTAAGATCAAAGCTGACTATCACAGGTGGCAAGATAGATGCAAAGACGGTTGTGCTAAGATTAAAGACCAAATGTTTGATGAATTTTGTGAAGGGTTAACTTATAGTGCTGGTAGGAACTACCTAAAAATTACTACTGGTCATTCAACCCATTCATTCATCGTTATTAAACCTACTAAAGGTTTTAAAGAAGGCGACATCTTGATGGCCAAATCATGGGCTGCCCCGGCAACTAACTTTGCCAGAGGTAACATCTTTGAAGACTATACAGTAAGATGGACAGGTGCGGTATGAAAGAATTAATCAAAGAAATCGTAGAGGTAACAATGGCAGAAGATTATGTAAGGTCTTTAGTTGGAGCCCCTACAATAGAAGAAGAAGAAGTCTGCATTTGTGGAGAAAATTTAGAATCCTGTCCAGAGTCCTACGTCCACATGACGTCAGGAGTCTAGAGGCAGTCGTCACCTATCGGACGAAATAAAGCGAGAGGGGGTAGTGTCCGAACACTCACACGGAAATGAAAAAGTCTGTGATATAGGGGGACGAGTCCGGGGTCAGGGTGGCAACCTGTAACCCCCCAAACAGCCGAATAATGAACGGCCCCGGACTCAACTATTTTATGGAGATTGTTATGAATAGTTATCTTGGTTCACTTCGATATGACCCTACTGGTCGTAAACGTAAAGCCCCTGGTCTAACCCGTAAACGTAAACTAAAACCAGAATTTCAACCAATGAAAGTCGAAAAGACTTATGCTGAGCAACAGATGGAAGAATTCCGTAATAAGTACCCATCTTATTCTGGTACTACCACATACGAAGCACCTAAGGATCAATCTTGGAAACAAGAAGAATCTAAAAACTTCACAGTTGCACCTGCATATAATAAAGGTGCGTATCAAGTAATCCCACGTAAGGATGTAAAACACATAGGTAAATAATATGGAAAACGAACCACTTCAAGCCTTTAAGGTATTAGCACTAAATAAAGAAACTAACAAAATGGAAGCAGAATATATCTTTGAATCTATGAAAGAGGCGATAAGATTTCATGCTGAAATGACAGTAAAAGGTTATTTATGTGTGACTGAAAGGATAGCTATTTAATGGAATACTACTTAATATTTGCTGCTTGTATATTGGGTGTCGGTTATACTTCATATAAAATTGGTGTAAAAGAAGGAGCAGAGAAAATGCTCGATCGACTAGAAGAAATTAACATCATTAATATTGATGATGAAGGTCGTATATCCCCTAAACAGCTGTAAATTGACTTACAAACCTTTATAAATAGATATATTATAACCTATTTTTTAAAGGGATTAAGATGGATTTACTACCAATAAAGTTTGAAACGGGCACAAACCCTGACAAATATCTAAACGAAATTCGTGCTGCTAAAAGATTAGGTAATCTTTTTGTAAGAAAGATTAAAGCAGTGTGGACTACAATTAAAAAGGCAATTGTAAAGTTATTCAGAACCAAAGTTAGAAAAGCAGAACTATTTGATACGGTTGAAATTACTATACCTAAACAGGTAAAGGAAGATATAATGAATGAAATGCCGATATTAAAAGAAGAATCTGGCGCTATTGGAGCAATCAAGGGTAACTATAACGAAGCGCTTGTTTGCCAATTTCTCTTTGATCATAGAGGGGAAGAGGTTAACATATCCAAAAATTATGAGAAATATAGAGCGGGTATTAAACAGACCGTAACTGATTGGGATAAGAAATTAAAAGTTGCTGACCAGAAAAACTATACGAAGAACATAAAAATTATCCGTAAAGGTAGTGCTGATATGGCTAACTATCTTATCTCTGCTGCAGTAAGTGAACAAGCCACAATAGTAGGCGCTTACTTGGACAATCTTGCATTCATGGACGGAATTGACTTTAAAGCAGATATTAGAGTCGCTGTAATGAAAGAAGGCAAAGAAATCCTTGATGGTTACTCTCTCAAACTATATTCAAATAAGACAGTAGGTCTCGCAAATACAACTGCAAGAGGTTTATGTGGTCATTTAGCTGGTGATAGTGCAGAAAACGAATTCGATGGAAAAGCTAAAACTGACCAAACTCTAAAGGATTTGATTCATAAATCAAAACTATTAAATGCTATAAAACAAGACCATAAGAAATGGTTAAAAGGTGATGAAAAATCCTATGATAAACTAATTAGGTTACGAGGATTAACACCTGCTGAAATAGAAAAATTAAGCCAATCTCAATTAAAGGCCGACAGAGCTGCGGCCAGAAAGCCAATCAATACAAGAATTGCTGCATTAGTATATGATGTATTAAAGAATTATGAAGGTAGTGATACTCTAGGCGAAAGAGTACTTGATATTTTAGGTTTTAACGATAAAGAAACTAAAATGTTAATGGCAATTACTACTGAAAAGAAAAGTGAAATTAT